CCCGCACGCTAAGCCTGTAACCGTGCCGGTGAACGTGACGGTGACCGAGCGTGACGCTCCAGTCGATGCGATCCCGTTCACCCGCGATCCGCTGCTCGCCGCGCAGATCCGCAACAACCTGCCGAACCGTCCGGTCAGCCACGAACTGCGGGCCTGCCGCATGGCATCGGTGCTGGACCGCGAGGCCGCCTTCCTGGCCGATACCAGTGGCCAGATCGAGCCGCCCGAGCGCTGGGAAGTGATCGACGCCTGCCGCTTCGCCGCTGAGCACCTGCGAGACGGCATCGTGATCGGAGGTTCGCCGTGATCCTCCAACGCCTCCGCGACTGGCGGAACGAGCGGGAAATCGACCGGCTCGCCCAAGGCTGTCGTGAGGCCTATCTGGCCGGCGATAAGGCCAAGACACGGCACTTCTTCCATGCCATGGGACGGGCGATTGCTAGCCGGTCACCTGGGGCCGTGCGGCGCATGGAGGAGCGCAAGGGCCTTCGCTTCCGCCGCTCCCTCAAGCGTCGCGTGATAGATGCCTTCCTGCATGGCAGGGCGCCGTCCTGGCTGGTCACCACCACCTTCCGGCTGTTCAAGCTGCGGAGTCTGTAATGCGCGAGTACGGGCAAATCCAGAGCGCGTTCTGGCAGAGCGCCGATGCAGAGGCGATGAGCGACAAAGGCAAGCTGCTGGCCTGCTACCTGCTGACGGGACCGTATGCGAATGGCCTGGGCTGCTTCCGCCTCACGGACGGCAACATCATGGACGACCTTGGATGGTCATCTGAAACCGTATCTGAAACGGTATCGGAACTGTCTCGTATAGGGTTTGCTTACCGTATCGGAAGGGTTGTTTTTCTACCCAATTTTCTGCGCTGGAATCGCATCGCCAACCCGAAGGTCGCGATTGCCCGTTTGAAGGAGCTTGAAACGCTCCCGACGCCGCAGGCCAAATCCCTCGCGGCCCGCGCCCTGCTTAGCTTTTGCCCGCACCTGACCGAGGCGCAGCGAAAGGAGCTTGAAACGGTATCGCAAACGGTATGCGGAACCTTATCGAAACAGAACCCTACCCAACCCAATCCTATTCCGACTACGTCGGGCGGCGAGCCGCCTGTCGATCCTGATCCGATCTTCGGAACAGGGCTGGCGTTCCTGACCCGGAAGGGGGTGGCCGAGCGTCCGGCTCGGAGCTTCCTGGGCAAGCTGCGCAAGGACGTGGGCGACCTTCGCTGCGTGGAGCTGCTGAGCAAGGCCGAGTCCGAGGACGTGTCGGAGCCGCTGGCGTGGCTGCGTGCTGCGGCTGAGAAACGCGGCAAGCCGGCAGCAGGGCCGGAGTTGCCCGACTTCATCGCGAGGGCCATCTGATGCGCGCGACCGAGATTGCCCAGCGGTTGTCGGCCCAGGTGGATGGCGTGGTGCGCCTGCTGCTGCCCAACGGCAAGCGGATGGGGCAGGAGTGGCGCGCCGGATCGTCTGAGGGCGAGGCGGGCCAATCGCTTGGCGTCCATCTGACGGGCGACAAGGCCGGCGTGTGGAGTGATTTCAGCACCGGCGAGTCGGGCGACCTGATCGGCCTGTGGATGGCCTGTAAGAGCCTGAGTCTGCGCGATGCCTGCAAGGAGGCGATGGACTACCTAGGCATCCGCGAGGAGCGCCTGGACCCGCCCGCTAAGCGCTACAGCCGCCCGACCAAGGACGGCGTTCATCGCGTGTCGCCCGAGCATATGGCCTGGTTCACCGAGACGCGCAAGATCGCAGCGGCGACCGTGCAGGCGTACCGCATCGCCAGCCGCGACGGCTCGATCATGTTCCCGTACCTGCGCGATGGGGAGTTGATCGCGGCCAAGTACCGCAAACTGCCCAAGAGCTTCCGCCAGGACGCCGACTGCGAGCCGTGCCTGTTCGGCTGGCAGGCCATTGCCGAGGACGCCCGCAGTGTCATCATCTGCGAAGGTGAGCTGGATGCCATGGCGTGGCACACCTACGGCTTCCCGGCGCTGTCCGTGCCGATGGGTGGCGGCGGTGGCGCGAAGCAGGGTTGGGTTGCCAGTGAGTTCGACCGGCTGGCGCTGTATGACACGGTCTACCTGTCCCTGGATAGCGACGGGCCCGGACAGCAGGCCGAACGCGAGATTGCCGAGCGCCTTGGCCGTGAGCGCTGCCGCATCGTGCGCCTGCCGCACAAGGACGCCAACGAGTGCCTGATGCAGGGTGTGGGCGTGGCGGACATGGCCGGCGCCTTGCGCGATGCCCGCACCATGGACCCCTCCGAGCTGCGCAGCGCCGCCGACTTCGCTGATGCGGTATGGGCCGAGTTCACCCGCGTGGATGAAGGCCTGCGCCTGCCGTGGCCCAAGACGCATGAGCAGATCCTGTTGCGACCCGGCGAAACGTCGATATGGGCCGGCGTGAACGGCCACGGCAAGAGCGCCGTGGTGAGCCACATCGTGGGCGACATGGCAACGCATGGCGTGCATTGCTGCGTGGCGTCGATGGAGTTCCGCACGCCGGTTTGGCTGATGCGCATGGCCCGCCAGATCGCCGGCACGGGCAAGCCGACCGAGGCCTATACGCGCCAGATCATCCGCGAGTTGAAAGGTTGGCTGTGGGCCTTCGACGTGGCCGGCGCAGCCAAGGCAGCGCGCATCCTGGACGTGTTCCGCTATGCGCGGCGCCGCTACGACATGGACTTTTTCGTCATCGACAACCTGACCAAGTGCGGGTTCGCGGATGACGACTACTCCGGACAGAAAAGGTTTGTCGAGGAGATCTCCGACTTCGCCCGCGTCGAGGAAACGCACGTTGCCATCGTGGCGCACATGCGCAAGGGCGACGACGAGAACCGCCCCGCCGGGAAGATGGCGGTCAAGGGCTCGGGCGGCATCACCGACATGGCCGATACCGTGATTGAGGTGTGGCGCAACAAGCCGCTTGAGCGCTTCCTGGAAAAGCGCGAGTCCGAGGACATCCCGGTGCCTGATGGCATCGGCAAGGCCAATACCTACCTCAACGTCCTGAAGCAGCGCGCGACCGGCCTTGAGCCATCCATCGCCCTATGGTTTGACGGCGAGACGACGCAGTTCCTTGCCTCTCCCAATCACACGCCGCGCCCGATGCTTACCGCACCCGTAAGGGCCATCGCATGAGCCGCGATTCCAACCGCGCCGCCTTCCCCGACACCGCCGACGCCGTTGACCGCCTGCGCGCCGTCTTTGGCCCCGGCGTCAAGTTGCTGCACGCCACCGAGAACGGCCGCGAGATTGGCAAACCCCAGCCCTTCGACGGCACCGACATTGACCAGTTCATCCGCCTGGATGACGCCATGAAAAAGCGAGGAACCGCATGAGCACCCTAGGAATCACCAGCCGCAAGGCCAAGCCGTTCAACGCCAGCGCCGGGACGCATACGCACGATGGCTTCGAGCCGCACCTGAAAGTCACGACCGCGCACGGCCTGGTGTTCCACGCGCCAGTGAAGGTCAACCCGCCGCTGGTTGGATTCAAGCTGCCGCGCGCAGTGAAGGATGCGATGGGCCGCACCGTCTACATGCTGCCCGGTGGGAGCGAGGTGGCCGCGTGAGCCGACCCAACCCGCAATTGCGCGCCGGCATCGCAGGGCTGCTCGCATCCGGCCCCATGACCATCGCGGAAACGGCCCAGCGCCTCGGGTGCAGCTACCAAGCCGCATCCGCCTGCATCGCTGGCATGCGTAACCGCCGCGAGGTAGTGCCGCTCAAGCGCAAGGCGGTGAGCCTGCCGTATCGGTACAAGCTGCGGGAGGCCGCATGCGCCTGATCCCCGTCACGGACCTGGCCGCCTACCTGTCCCGCCCCGATGCGCCGCCGCGTGTTTCGGCAACGGACGGCGAGTGGTTCCGCTGCCCCGGCTGCGCCCGTCGCGGCTACGGCGTGGATAGCTGGCAGCCGATGACTAGCGAGTTTTTCGCCACGCACGCGGGCCGGCTGATCCTGAGCAAGTGCAAGGCGTGCCGGGCGGACGTAGCGGCGCACAAGCGCGGCGTGGTGCCGGCGAGGGCTGCGGCATGAGCGCCCCCTGGCAAGAAATGCTGACCGAGGAACAGCGCCGGTTCCTCAACGCCATCTGCGGCGACCTTGCCAAGCAACTGCCGTGGCATGGCGGCATCCGCCTGTCGAAGGACGACTACCGACACATGATCGCCGGCACTGTGCTGGGCTGGCGAACCATGCCCGGCATTGACCGGGGCGACGGCCAGCGCGGGTGGATCATGCTGGGCGGATCGAGCCTCGACCTGCGCAAGGATGACTGCACGACCGCGATTACGGTTGCGCTGCACATCGGGGATCACCCGGACGAGCAGGGGCTAAACAGCCGCCCCGTGAGGTGGAGCGATACGGTCCTGCGCGGGCTTGGGTTCAACCCGGCTGACTTCCGGGAGGCCGCATGAAACGCTCCACTCCCCTCAAGCCCGGTAAGCCGCTGAAGCGGGCCACGACGATCCGCGCCAGTGGGAAGCGCCCCAAGATGACGACGGCACGGAAGGCAGCTAAGGGACAGCCTTGCATGGTGCGCCTGCCGGGGTGCGACGGGGGTGGCGAAACGACCGTCCTTGCCCACTACCGGCTGGCCGGAACCTGTGGGACCGGGATCAAGCCGCCTGACGTGCTGGGCGCATGGGCCTGTGCCTCGTGCCATGACCGCATCGATGGTCGCGTGAATTGCGGCATCCCACGCGCAGAGCTTCGGCTTGCGCATGCCGAGGGCGTGATGCGAACCCTGCTGGCGATGGAGGAAGCATGAGCCACGAGTACTTGATAGGCATCGATCCTGGCATCTCTGGCGCCACCGTGATCTTGGGCGCCGGCATGACCCCTATCGAATGGCTGCGGATGCCATCGCTCAAGGTGGGCAAGGCGTCCCGCGTGGACTGCGCCGCACTGGCCCGCTTCCTTCAGGACTACGACAACGGCCTGGCCTACGTCGAGCACGTCGGGTCCATGCCAGGGCAGGGCGTGGCGAGCATGTTCACCTTCGGCCACGCAACGGGATCGGTGGAAGGCGTCCTTGCCGCCCTAATGATCCCCGTCACGCTGGTGTCGCCGCCCACCTGGAAACGCCGAGCCGGCCTGATCGGAACCGACAAGGACGCTGCCAGATCCCGCGCCATCCAGCTATGGCCGCGATGGGATGCGCTGGGGAAGAAGGTCGAAGGCCAGGCATTCGCGGATGCGGCACTGATCGCTCGGTTTGGGGCTGCATGACCTACTCCCCGCCCGAGCTGGCCACTGAGCGCGAGCAGGCCAAGCGCATACGGGCGCTGATCTATCGGGCTGGCGGCTGTGGCGTGTGCAAGAACGCCGTCCACGGCTGGGGCAAGTCCGCCTGCGACACCGTGGGCCGCACCTTCCCGCGCTGCATGAGCACGCCGGGCACCGCATTTGAACTCGACCACGCAAAGCTCAAGGGGGTATCCCAATGCACGTCGGAAAGCTGATGGCGCGACTCAACCCGAAGAACGTCCGCTTCGATGTGGGCGCGGGCGGCATCCCGGAGCTGACCAGCACGGACATTGCTGCGGCGCTGGGGATGGTCCCTGCCGGCCTTGGCAGGGAGCTGCTGTGCCTGATGTGGTGGCCGGATAGCGCCTGCTACTCGCGCCCGAAGGCCACCGCCATGGTGAACGACCTGATGATGGCGGAATGGTCCCGGCGCGAGTCGGCCATGCTGGACGCCATGCTGGCCGTGTCCGTCAGTACCGGCGGCACGTCCTTGAGCCGGGCGCGCAGGATGTACGACGAGGCGCACGCGGCGCGGTGGCCGACCATGACCCACGTCGAGCGCGGTATCACGTACCCGGTCGAGCCTTACACCCGGATGGCGATGGCCGTCATTGCCGAGGTAGTCACCCCGCGCATTTGCCCGCATTGCAACGGATCGTGCGAGGTAAGCTCACGCGCCGGCCCGGTGGCCTGTGATCGCTGCGAGGGTCGCGGAACGGTCCCATTCAGCAACACGGGCAGGGCGGAAGCGCTGCGCATCAGCGAGTCCAACTACCGGAACAACTGGGATGGCGTGTATGGCTGGCTGGTGACGCATTGCACGGAGGCCGTTGTAGGGGCGGCTCGCGCCATGGAGTCGGCGGCAGCATGAAAGTCGCACTGACCCAGTGCGAATCTGGCAACTACAATGGTTCTGCCGCTTCGTGCGGCACCTCGAAACCCGCCCATCCCCGGCGGGTTTTTTGTTGCCATCAGGCAACCCGGCCGGCCGCGTTTCCCCCGACGCGGACCGGTCATTTATTCGATTTGCCGCGATGCCCGTAGGTTCGATGGCCGGGAAGTGCTAAGGCAGGCGTCCGGCGCGGCAAGCCCACAAGGCAGACCATGAGCTATCCCGACGACAACCCGAAAACGGCCGTCGGGGCGACGAAAGTGCCTCTGCACCTCGTTCCGCCCGTGGCATCGCACTACATGGCGCTGGCGTTCAAGGACGGTGCGGTCAAGTACGGCCCATACAACTGGCGCGAGCACATGGTCAGTTCGTCGGTGTACTACGGTGCAGCGCGGCGGCATCTGGACTCGTGGTGGGATGGCGAGGACGTGTCGGCGGATGCGCTGGTTCACCACCTGGGCCACGTGATGGCCTGCTGCGCCATCCTGCTGGATGCGCTGACGGTCGGGAAGCTCAACGACGACAGGCCGATCAAGGGTGCGGTGGCGGCGTTACAGGCGCAGTACGCGGCACCTGCGCAGCAAGCAGCGCCACTCCCCGAGCCCGCCGAAGTACTACGGGAACGGCTGGAATCGGCTGACGACGACACGGCGGTTGCGTGAATACGCCCAAGCGGCACTTCATTGTGCCGGATCTTCAATGCCGGCCAGGTGTACCGCTGGATCACATCCGATGGATCGCTGAGGCGATTGTCGAGTACAAGCCCGACACCATTGTCAACATCGGTGATCACTGGGACATGCCTAGCCTGTCGCTCCATGAGGGGCCGGGCAGCCTGAAGATGGAGGGCGCGCGGTACGAGGACGACGTGGCGGTTGGCAACGAAGCCTTCGCCACGCTGTGCAAACCAATGGAGGCCGAGCAGGCGCGATTGGTGCGCCGCAAGCAGCGCCATTGGAACCCGCGCAAGCTGTTCTTGTTTGGGAACCATGAGAACCGCATTCATCGGGCCATCAACGCGGCCCCGAAGTTCGCCGGGACCATCGGCGACCATCACCTAAACACGCGGGACTTCGAGCGCCACCCGTTCCTTCAGCGGGTATGGCAGGACGGGGTTCTGTACTCGCACTACTTCCAGTCGAGCCATTCGGCCCACGCCATCGGCGGGACCATCGACAACCGGCTAAACAAGATCGGCGCGAGCTTCGTCCAGGGCCATGAGCAGGGCTTCCGGTACGGCACCCGCATACAGGCCAGCGGGGCAACGTGGCACGGCCTGGTGGCCGGTTCCTGCTACCTGCATGACGAGGATTACCGCGGAGCGCAAGGCCAGAACCACTGGCGCGGCGTGGTGGTGCTAAATGAGGTTCGCGACGGCGATTTCTGCGTGATGCCGCTGACGCTGGACTACTTGTGCCGCAAGTACGAGCGCATCTCGCTGGGCGAGTACCTGCGCAAGTCCTACAAGGACGCCGAACATCGGCTGACGCTGGCGAGGGCGGCATGAGCGCTGATACCGAAGCCTGGGTGGCCGATGGTGAGATGTACTTGCCCGACGCCGCCAAGCTCTGTGCCGAGGTTGGCGCTGTCTACCTGACCATCATCGACGGCACGCCCTACGCCGGAGTGCCTGGCAAGGGCGAACTGCCGCTAGCCGACCTGATCGCCGAGATGGGCAAGCCTAGGGTCGAGCACGAGTCCGGCGGCAAGGTCGCCACCATCAAGCCGGCCCCGCGCCGCACCGACTGACGCGAGGCAACATGAATTCGTCTGACCTGATCGCCTTGGCAGCGGTAGCCATCCCAACTGTGGGCGGCATTGTTGCGTGGCTGTGGCGTCATTCGACACGGCTCACGGGAGCCGAGGTGCGGATCGAGAACCTGGCCGCAAACGCCGATGCGGCCCAGCGCAGGACCGATGGACAGTTCGCGCAGATCATGGCCTCCCTGGCGCGCCTGGAAGACAA